TATGCTGCCATAGGTGTAGATAATGTTGAACAATTATTGATACCACCCCCACCAACAGACCCTCAGCCTATGGAAGCTGGTATGGAAAATAACGGTTTAATGATGGGTATGCCACAAACTGCATTTCCACAACAGAATCATGATGCGCATATAGCTATACATATGAGCTTATTTAACACACCCCCAGTACAATCAAATGCACAAGTTCAAGCAACAATACATGCACACATAATGCAACACCTACAAATGAAAGCAGATAATTTAGCCATAGAGCAAATGCCACCAGATTTAAAAAATCAATACGATCAAATCAATCAACAGATGCAACAAGCAAGTCCAGAAGATGCTAACAATTTAAAACTACAAAGTGATGAACTTGTAGCACAATTTTCTTCACCTATCCTTGCACAGTTAGTCGCAGAGTATAGTGAAAAAATATCAGCACCTAGTGACGAAGATCCTCTAATAACTTTGAAAAGACAAGAAATAGCATTGAAGGGTCAAGAACTAGCCCAAGAACAACAACAATTTATTATTGACCAAAAACGAAAAGCAGAGGATTCTGCAAGGCAAGATAAGATAGATAGGGAAAGGATAGCGGCACAAGAGGATATTGCAGAGATGAGAGACGATACTGCAAGGGCAAGACTAGATCAGCAGAAACAATTAAAAATCCAAGATTTGCTTAACAAATACAACAAATAGTGTAATAATTCAAAAATGGCTAAAGAACAGAAAGTTTTAAATAACAAACAAGGCTACTCTAATAAGGGTAATCTTTCTTACTCTAAGAAGGAAAGTTTTGTTGCTGATGTTAGTCCTAAACCAGGTATGGGCAAAGGTAAATCAAAAGGAGTTGGTATCGCAGAATACGGTACTAAATTTTCTGGTATTTATTAATGTCTGTAATTTGGGTTAGAGATAAACTAATCAAACATATTCGAGAGAGAAAAGAAGATGTGAAAGATACACTACTAGCTGGTGTAAAAGACATGTCTCAATATGAATTTCTGCGTGGACGTTACAGTTCTCTCGTTGATGTGGAAATGGAACTTAGAGAGCTGCTGGGAAGAGTTATACAAGATGACGAAGAAAACGACAAACAAGGTAATAGTACCTGACCACGTTGCGAAACAAATTGAAGTACAAAACGATAAAACTGGAGAGGAGCTTGACCAAGCATACATACCTCAACAATCAAGGGTTTTAGACCCAACTTTATTAGACAAAAGTATAATTGAGAGAATGCCACAGCCAACTGGATGGCGTATTCTTATCTTACCGTTTAAAGGTAAAGGGGTATCTGAGGGTGGTATACACTTAATACAATCTCATGTTGATAGAGAATCATTAGCAACTGTATGTGCTTATGTAGTTAAGATGGGACCGTTATGTTACAAAGACAAAAGATTTTCTGGAGAGAAATGGTGTAATGAAAAACAATGGGTGTTGATAGGTCGATATGCTGGAGCTAGATTCAAACTTGGTGATGATGCAGAATGCAGAATAATTAACGATGATGAAGTGATAGCAACTATACACGATCCTACAGACATCGTTGCAGTATAGGAGTAAAAATGAGTGCTGAAGAAATAGAAAATAATATCGAAGAAGGTGAGGTTGTAGAAATCCCTTCGGAAGATGTATCTGAACCAGCCCCTAGTTCAAATGACGATGAACCAGAGGTTGTCGAAGCTCAATCAGAAGATGAGTCACAAGGTGATGATGAACTTGGTGATTATTCTGAAAGAGTAAAAAAACGTATAGCCAATCTTACTAGACGGTTAAGAGAGGAAGAAAGAGCTAAAGATAGTGCATTTAATTATGCGCAACAATTACAAGAGGAGAATAAAAGTCTTAGATACAGAAGTTCGTCTCTTGATAGGTCATATCTAGCTGAGGCAGAAAATAGACTAAAATCACAAAGGGCACAAGCTCAAGCAGCTTTGAAAAATGCTCATGAGGTTTCGGACTTTGATAAAGTTGCCAAAGCACAAGATATATTAGCTAAAATAGCAGTAGAAGAAAGCAAGATACTACAAAGCAAAAGCCAAGTGGAGTATCAAGATCAAGTTGAACAAAATAATCAACAAGTTATCTACAACGAACCACAAGGTTATCAGCAGAATGTACCTAGCTATCAAACAACTCCATCTGAACCAGATCCAAAAGCACAAAGTTGGGCTGATAAAAACACTTGGTTTGGTGAAGATGAGACTATGACATTAGCCGCATTTAATATTCATAGGAAATTGGTTGAAGAAGAAGGCTTTGACCCAAAGTCAGATGAGTATTATACTGAGGTTGATAGTAGAATCAGACTTGAGTTCCCACATAAATTTGATGTGAAAAAACCACAACAAAGAGTAGCCTCGGCTGCAAGAGCGGACACAAAAGTTAAAGGTTCAAAAAAACAAGTCAAGCTATCTCCATCGGAAGTAGCTATGGCAAAAAAACTTAACGTACCTCTTAGTGAGTACGCAAAACATGTTAAAAGGTAATTAAAATGGAAAGAGACGAAAAAGGGAAATTTGTAAGTAATAACAGAGTGTCCCGCTCTGCTGAAACTCGTGTTAAAGAAGAAACACGCAAACCTTGGGCTCCCCCAAGTATGTTAGAAACTCCACCTAATCCCCCAGGCTATGTATATAGATGGATTAGAGCAGAAGTTTTGAATGAAGATGATAAGAAAAATGTCATGTCTAGAATGAGAGAGGGTTTTGAACTCGTTCGCTCAGAAGAGATAGGAGATTTTGATTTACCATCTATTCAAGACGGAAAGCACGCGGGTGTGGTTAGTGTTGGTGGTTTATTACTAGCTAAGATTCCAGAGGAAACAAGAAACGAACGTAACGCATACTACCAAGGCAGAACTGATTCTGCACAAGAAGCGGTAGACAACGACCTCATGAAAGAATCTGATGCTCGTTCTCCAATAATGTCTCCAAGGAGAACTTCAAGTGTTACATTTGGAGGCGGTAAACGAAAATAATTTCAAATTTTAAGAGGTAAATTAAAATGGCAAATAAAGATGCACCTTTTGGGTTTAAACTGGTTGGATCGCTAGGTAGTGGTGGACAAAATAATTCTGTTCACGAATACAATATCGAATCAGGATCAACCCAAGGAATATTTTCTGGAGATCCAGTAAAGATGTTAACTGGTGGATTTATCGATGTGGCTGATGCTGCAGGCGATGTAAAAATCCTTGGTATTTTCAGAGGATGTAAATTCGTTAATTCAAGTAGCAAAGAAGTAGAATTCTCTGCTCATTTCCCTGCTGCCCAAACAGCAACAGGAGATATTGTAGCCTTTGTTGAGGATAACCCTTTAAATCTATATGAAGTACAATGTACTGGTTCTTTAGCTAGAACAGACATTGGTGCAAACGTAGATATAGCGTATACAGCTGGTTCGACCTTAAATGGTCAATCAAAAGCTGAAGTAGCTAGTTCATCAGGATCATCTGCTGCCAACTATAGAATAGTTGGTATATCAAAAGATTCTGAAAATAATGAATTAGGTTCTGCTAACATTAATGTTATCGTAAAGATAAATGAACACGCTTATGAACAAACCGCTGGTATTTAAGGAGTAATTAATCATGGCAATAAATAGAGCACAATTAGCAAAAGAATTAGAGCCAGGCTTAAATGCCTTGTTCGGTATGGAATATGCACGTTATGACAATGAACATGCAGAAATCTATGAAGAAGAATCATCAGACAGAGCTTTTGAAGAGGAAGTAATGATTGTTGGTTTCGGAAACGCCCCTGTAAAACCAGAGGGTGAAGGTGTTTCATTCGACAATGCAAACGAAGGCTTTACAGCAAGATATGAGCATGAAACAGTTGCACTTGCATTCGCTTTAACAGAAGAAGCAGTTGAGGACAATCTGTATGACAGACTCGGTTCTCGATACACAAAGGCTTTAGCTAGAAGTATGGCAAATACTAAGCAAATTAAAGCAGCAAGTGTTTTGAATAATGCTTTCTCAAGTTCATTCCCAGGTGGTGATGGAGTATCTCTTATTAACAGTTCACACCCACTATCAAGTGGTGGGACATCTGCTAATAGAGCATCCACATTCGCTGACTTGAATGAAACTTCTATTGAAGATGCACTTATTAGAATCTCTACTCAAACAGATGATAGAGGTCTTAATATTGCTCTCCAAGGTGTAAAATTAATAGTTCCACCACAACTTCAATTTGTGGCTGATAGACTGTTAAGCTCACCAGGAAGAGTAGGAACTTCTGACAACGACATTAACTCTGTTGTTAATCAAGGTATGTTACCAGAGGGATATGTAGTCAATCATTACTTAAATGATCCAGATGCATATTTCTTTAAAACAGATGTACCTGACGGATTTAAGTATTTTGTTAGATCTCCAATGCAAACTTCGTTAGAAGGAGACTTCGATACAGGAAACATGAGATACAAAGCTAGAGAGAGATACTCATTTGGGTTCTCTAACTGGAGATGTGTCGATGGTTCTCAAGGAGCATAATACGAACTCGTAGTACAGTTTGTTACTCAGTATTACAGATAGGGCGCATTAGCGCCCTTTTTTTTTGACACATAAACTTACTTATAGTATATTCATGATGTTACTTCGAGTAGATGCATGAGTAATTTAAGTCAAATAATAGGAGAGTCGACATCCTTATCTGATAGTCCTTGTATTGGTAGATGTAGCACAACTTGGGGCGATATTATTTGTAAAGGTTGTGGCAGATCAGAAAAACAGATAAGAGATTGGCACTCTTATACATCTTTAGAAAAAAAACTGATAAACTTATCTTTATCTAAAAAATTCTTTTTAAAAAATATGGACGAAAGAAAAAAATCTCTAGAAGAGATTGAGAAAAAAATATTCTCTGCTAAATGTTTAGTAGAGATGATTGGTGCCGATCTATTAGATATTTGTGGTAAAGACCCAAAGATAAAGAATACTTATCAAGAATTATACAAAGCAGTAAAATCTCTTGAAAAGGGTAAAGATGATTTACCAGTTGATATATAGTAAAGGCTAATATAAAATTTACCTATTAGCATAATGAGGCACATGATGTGTTCCATTTAAAGAAAAGGAGTTCTTATGTCTAATCCACATTTTCAAAACCAAATTTTATGGGCAGGTAATACTGTCGCATCTAAGTCCAAAAAGGACTTACCTATGTTTCAACCTTATCCGTCAGATCAGACGTATTATGGTTATTTTAACGATTTTGTAAACTATGTATCAGGTGACTGGACTATCACATCAACAGATGGTGGTGGCGATTCTGGTGAAGTTATACAAATCACAAGCGGAGCTGGTGGTCAGCTTATTATTACCACTAATGATGCAGATAACGACTCAGAAGAGTTACAGCTTAAAGGTGAATCATTTTTAATTGATGGTAGTAAAAGAGCATTCTTTTCATGCAGATTTAAACTTAGTGATGTAACACAATCTGATGCTTTAATCGGTTTAGCAATAACCGATACAACAGCTATTGATGGTGTTTCAGATGGCATCTTCTTTACTAAAGATGATGGTGATACTAATTTAGATTTTGTAGTTGAAAAGGACTCTACAGAAACTGAGAGTGCAGGAATTCACACTATGGTGAACGATACTTTTGTAACGGCATCATTTTTTATTGATCCTAACTCTAGCCAAGTATTCTATGCTATTAATAATGCTGAACCAGTAGGAGTAGTAAATACTAACCTACCTGACAATGAAGAGCTTACAGTCACATTAGCAGTTCAAGCAGGTGAAGCAGCAGCTAAAAGTTTAGTTGTTGATTATGTAAGTGTGTTGGTAGAAAGATAATGGCTGATACAGTAACATCACAAACTATTCAGGACGGTCAAAGAAAGGCCGTCTTGAAATTCACTAACGTCTCAGATGGTACTGGTGAAAGTAATGTCGTAAAAGTAGATGTTTCTGCTTTACAAGCAAATGCCAATGGAGATGCTTGTACTGGCGTAACAATACAAAGAATTTATTGGGCTTGTCGTGGTATGGGTGTCAATTTATTTTTTGATGCTACTGCCAATGTATTGATAACTGGTTTACCAGCAGATAGCACAGGTGACGAATACTATGACAACTTTACTGGCATTCCTAATAATGCTGGATCTGGAAAAACAGGAGATGTTTTGTTTAGTACAGTAGGTCATTCTAGTGGAGACACATACTCAATAATCTTAGAGCTTGTAAAAGAATACGGCTAAGGATTACTGAATGGCTCGTAAAAGAGACAAACAACCACCAAAAACAAAAAAATACTTTAGACCTACAAAGAAAGGTGCTGGCATGACAAAAGCTGGTGTCGCTAAATACAGAAGAGACAACCCTGGTAGTAAACTCAAAACAGCAGTCACTAAAAAGAAAAATCTAACAAAAAAAGAAAAAGCTAGACGTAAATCATTTTGTGCTAGATCAGCTGGACAAATGAAAAAGTTTCCCAAAGCAGCAAAAAATCCTAACTCAAGATTAAGACAAGCAAGAA